AAATAATAATGAAAGTGGCTCTGATTACTGGTATCACTGGACAAGACGGATCTTATTTAGCGGAACTATTGTTAGCAAAAAACTATAAAGTATGGGGGGTAATTAGACGATCATCTGATATCAATACGCATCGTATCGATCATCTATATGAAAATACAAATCTTATTTTACGATATGGGGACATGACAGACAGTCCTAACCTGCTCCATATTATGTACGAAATAAAGAGCGAATATCCTGATTTAGAGCGATTAGAAATATACAATTTAGCGGCGATGAGCCATGTAAAGGTATCATTTGAGATGCCCGAATATACTGCCAACGCCGATGGAATGGGTGTATTGAGACTTTTAGAAGCCATCCGCAGTTCAGGTATTATGGAAAAATGTCGATTTTATCAAGCATCGACATCTGAGCTTTATGGATTGGTACAAGAGGTACCGCAAAGAGAAAGTACCCCCTTTTATCCGCGATCTCCTTATGGTGTGGCTAAATTATATGGGTTCTGGATCACGAAAAACTATCGCGAATCTTATGACCTATTTGCGTCGAACGGAATACTTTTTAATCACGAATCAGAGAGACGAGGGCCTACATTTGTTACCAGAAAAATTACACGTGGTTTAAATTCAATACTAAAAGGCGAAAAGGATAGACTTACTATGGGTAATATAGACGCCAAACGTGATTGGGGACATGCGAAAGACTATGTAGAAGGTATGTGGAGAATATTACAGGGCGATCATCCGGACGATTATGTTCTCTCTACAAATGAATTTCATTCTGTTCGAGAGTTTATCGAGAAAGCATTCGCTCTGAAAGAATTTGATATTCAATGGAAAGGAGAAGGTGTGGATGAAATTGGATATGATGCAAATACCGGTCGTGAGCTCATTTTCATATCAGAAAAGTATTTCCGTCCAGCCGAAGTAGAAGAATTATTGGGAGACAGTACCAAAGCTAGAACTGAATTAGGATGGAAACCACAGCATACTTTTGATGAATTAGTAAAGGAAATGGTTGAACACGATTGCAAGTAGAAATTTCTTATATTGAATTTATTTTCTACACTTCTCATAATTATCAATAAACCATTTCACCGATTTTTTCATACCTTCGTTCATACTCGTAAAATCAAAATCACCATACAACGAGATAAGCTTGCTATTATCTGCTGTTTTTTTGAATTGCCCATCAGAAAACGAATCGTCAAACAACATCATATGTTCATAATCAAACTCTTTTGCAATAATTCTAGCAACATTTCCGATACTTATTTCATCGCTTTCACTCACAGATAAAATAATAGAGTCATTTTCATGATACGATTCAATCACCCACATTATGAGTTTAGCTAAATCTGTAGCGTAGATAAATTGACGAAGTGGTTTTCCCGTCCCCCGAACGACAAAGTTGTCACCTTTCTCTTTTGCCAAATAACATTTGTGTATTAGAGCGGGAATGACATGTCCTCCTTCCAAATTATAGTTATCGTTTTCTCCATAAATGTTGGTGGGGATAATACAGACAAAATTGTCACCATATTGCTCTTGATAAGCTTTACTGTGCACTTCTAACATACGCTTTGAATAAGCATATGCATCGTTGGAAAAGTGAGGAGGTCCGTTGTGAAGCATCGTTTCGTTAATAGGGTAGGTGGTTTTATCGGGAAAAATACATGTAGATAGACAACTCACTACTTTTTTCACGCCTATTTCATGGCAGCATTTTAGAACGTTGCAATTCATGAGAGTATTTTTTTCATACATATCCACTTTAAAATTCATATTTTTGAATAGTCCGCCTACATATGCAGCTAAGTGAATGACATAATCGGGTTTCAGGAGAAGAAACAACTTCTTTGTATCTTCATAATTGGTCAAATCACAATCTTTCGAACTGAGAAATGTGAATTCATGTTCATAATTATCAGTAATATTTTGAACTGCATAACCCACAAGACCAGAACCTCCTGTTACAAGTATCTTCATAGAAATATCATATATTAAATATAACGATTGCAAACACGCAATCAAAATTTCACATTATAATCATATAACTTATATTGATGATTATAATTTATTAAAATCGAGTGCTCGTCTATTTCTTACCTTTCCTAGACTTACCAGATTTCTTTGTCTTCTTGCTCTTGCCGGCTTTTTTAGATTTCTTACTAGACTTTCTGGCCACTTTCTTGGACTTTTTGGACTTCTTCAATCCAACCGCATTAGAAACTACAGAAGCTCCTTTCTTGTATGATTTACCAGCAAGCTTTAATACATCCTTAAACATCAAAGTAGGGTTCGCCGCCTGGGTCGATTTAATGTGCGCCATCCACTTATTCATATATAGTTTGTATAGAAAATATAATTATTTAAAATAGTAGCTCTATATATAGATATGGTACTAGTTCATATTGAAATCCCCTACGGATCATGCGTAAAATACGAATTTGAGGACGGTAAATTGTTAGTCGATCGTATTCTCTCTACTTCAATGAATTATCCGGGAAATTACGGATACATTCCTAAAACCTTAGCAGATGATGGAGATGCTATTGATGTACTCGTTATCAATCAACAACCGTTGTTCCCTACATCTTATATAAAATGTAAAGTGTTAGGAATGCTCGTTACCGAGGATGAAAAGGGCTACGATCAAAAGGTCATAGCGGTTCCTGAAGAAAAGATAGACAAGACCCTGTCTCATTTAAATGATATCAAGGATCTTAACGAGACGCAATTAGATATCATTAAAAACTTTTTTTCCAATTACAAAGCGAATGAGCCTGAGAAATGGGTCAAAGTATATGATTTTGAAGACAGTAAAACGACACTTGACTTCATAGAAACCAAACGAGTATGAGAGTGAAATAATTTGATATTCAATATACAATATCAGATTATTGTGATGATAATTTAGGTGGAGTCAAATTTATCCTCGTCTTTCTTACGCTCTTCCTTTTCTTTATCTTCTTCGTTGACCTCTTCTTTCTCTTCTTCCTCCACCTTCACCTCCTCGCTCTTATTCGCAAACCCAAACCAACCTTTCTTTTCTTCCTCCTTCTCTTCCCCTTTCTCACACTCAAACTGAAAATTCTCTATTATTTCTTTACACTCACGATTTTCACTCATATTTTCATTACACTCCAACACTTTTTTCTTTAAATCCTCGCAATCCATATACAATACAGAAACGATTATTTTTTTTACCAAAAAAAAGGGGATATTTATCGTAACCCAATTTCCTCCCCAGGAAGTAACATCCCGCGTCCAGACCATATCTTTACCACTTGAGCCTTTTTTAATCTAGGATTACCTTGATATTCGTCCCATTTCAATCCCCATGATTTACCAAACGTTCCGCGCGACCATAAGTGAATATCAGCAAATAATGTATGAGGAGAACGATCGTGTTTGTGAAAGTAAAAAATGCTCAATAATCGTTCTAGAAGCATTCTCTTATCTCGTGAATCCACTTCTTTTAAACCAATTGATATGAACTTATAATCCTTTTCAAGCTCATCCACATAATCTCTGGATACAATACAAATACCACCGAAGGTACCTTGCCAACAATTGAGATTTTTCCATACGTTTTCCAACTCTCTACTTTTTTGAAACTTTGAAATACATTTGTTCATCGCATCTCGTAACTGAACATACCAACTCACCGAGTTAAAACTCCAAAAGGAAAGAAAATCGTCTTCAAACATATTGTCGTGAATGTGGTGTTGTATAAATACCGAGTCGTGAAGAAATACTGCATATTTTGTCTTTCCATACGTATGAAAGTAATAAAATGGTAACATTTCTCCCCGTTTTGTGAAATCCTTACATCCAAATTTATTATCATTTTCTTTACTCGAGTAGAAAAACGTAACGTCACTCACTTCTTCGTCCCCCATCGTAAAACTCTCATGTGAGTTATCATCGATTACGACAATCTTTACTTTCTTATAAATTCGCCGCAAGCATTCATAATTATGTTTCCAGTATTTTGAAGTCTCTTCGTTATTCATATGCCGTGTAATATAAATAGTGTAATTGTCTTCAAAAAAGTCTTGACGTAAATAGGAGCGCTCTGTATTCACTGCGAAGAACTGTCGTTGTTCTTTCATACCATGCATCACCCAGTGTTTCCACGCAGATTGTTTATTGTTGATAGATGGTGCTTTTTTTAAATCAGGATAATAGTCCATATATTTTCTCCAATCAAAATTATTATAATTTTGGATAATGGTCATTAGTTTAACCATATATATTTATAAACAGAAACTTTTTCGGATAGTTTTACTACTAATCTTCTGTGTCTACTACAATCTCGCAAACTTCAGCTTTGCTTTCGGCGTGTTTCTTTTGGCAACCCTTTCTATGTGCAGCCAGCGCGCGTCGTGTGTCCCATCCCTTGTTGCAAAATTCACATACAAAATCAAATGCCTTCATGTGCGCAAATTTAGTATTTAAATATTTTTCAAGACAAGTCAAATTCAATTGTTTGATCGAGGTCACCATGCGTTTTTGAAAGTCGTTCACCAAACGAATCATATTTTCTTTGGCTTCCATCATGTTGTTAAACTCAATATTGATAGTGTCGAGGTCATCTTTCGATATACTATTTTCATCTAGATCAATTTCATTCAAGCGCTCCGATAGTTGATCAATCATCTCTATAGCAGCTTTGATCTTTCCTGGTTCATAATTGACGTTATGTAGATACACGAGCACATTATTCTTATGAATATCAATCTTGTAGTTTTCCTTTCCGCTAATACCGCTATTTTGAGATAAAAAGATACCATGGGCATTGTTGCGTTCTATATCATCAATAAATTTCTTAATGTTGTCTGGACCAATATTCACAGCGTAATCTTTGTTTTCAACCAATATATTTTTACCGGTGTTTCGAATTACAGTATAGTCACAACAGTGCGCTTGTTTTCCACTTCCATTATGAACGACCTCGTCGGAGGGGAATATTTGGCTTAATATGGGAAGCAATTTATTTTCACTAATGTCTCCCTTCCGGGAAGAGGTTTTGGAGCTTAATATGTGATCATGTAACGATTGCTTGAGTTCCGCTGTATTTTCTCCTTGAATGATGGATTTTTCCTTGATTTCTGATAGAGAAGACGTCAATCTTTCTTCACTGGCTGAAAGCGTTTGCAAAAGAGGTTTGTTGGTCGTGTCAATTATATCAGGTAGTTTCTCGACGTAGAATAATTTTGTTTTATCAATATAGCCATTTAGTTGTGACTCCAATAAAGCAGTTATCTTCCCCATAGACTCGTCAGAAAATTCCTTTTCGTGGAGTTGGGTCAGAATACCATTGGTGATATCGGTTTTCAAGTGTTGGTTACTTTCCTGAGCATTTTGGGTGATTTGTTTCAAAATAGTCTGTATAGTAGTGATATCACTAGAAGCCTTTTCTGCGGATAATTGCGTCACCTCTTTCATGTTTTGAATTTGTTGTAGCGCGTTGTCCGTGTTCGTAGCCGTTTGTTGCATTTTTTGAAGCATATTTTCCAATATACTATTGTCGATGACCCCGCTTGCGTTATTCAGAAGACGTTCGAATAAATCTACAAACATGAGGTTTACTTCCTCAAAATGGAGAGAAGAATATTTGCGATAAAATTCTATAATCCTCTCGTTTGTTATATGGAGAGTTGAAAGGGGACTTGTATTTTGATTTATATTTTCGTTTTCTTCTCGTATAATTTGCGACATAATATTACTTAAATAAACATCTTTAAACTCTTTACAGGTAACATATTGAGAATGAAATTATTTGTTGGTGATATTGATTATTTTGGTGTTTATTTAATTGTGTCTTATATGTATGCATCATTTATTTGACTGTTTCAAAAAGAAAAAAATAGTCGTTATTGTAGAGGAAGAAGACGATTTATATTCGCCCATTGTCACTGATAGTAGCCGCAATTCTGAGAAAATAGAAAATATGGTTGACAATTTTACTGAAGGAGTATTAGATGCGGGTACAGAAGCCGCACTAGCAGTCATAAACGAAGCTGGTGATAAGTTTGGTCAAGCTAGTGAAACTATGAGAGACAGCATGAGGGAAACAGTATCTACACAAGTAAGGCCTGCTGTAAATCTCCTCATAAACGAGGATGTTCGCGCCGAAGATATCTCTTTAACAAATGAACCAAGAGATAGCATTCGTCCTGGAACGCCGATACCTGCTTCGTTACTGGAAGGTCTTCATAAAGTGAGAGACAATGATGGATTATAATTGTGTCAGACGAGTAAAAAATAAAAAACACTTGCTAGGCTTAAACCACCCCCATTTTATATAAATTAAATGTGTCGGATTTGTCCCCCGTAGCCATTTTTTTCATATAATTATAAAGTGCTTTCTTATCAATACTCCTCTCCGCGTTTGAGTTAAACTTTTCTCTTAATCATATTTAAACCCTTTTTATATATTTAATTATGCACTGGATATACATAATTAAATGTGAAAATAATATAGCATATATAGGGGAGACGAAGAATTTATTTAGTCGACTTAATCAGCATATGACCAAACGCGGGTCCAAACATACCATCGAAAATCAACCCGACTCGTTGGGTGGATTATACAAAGTACATACTCATTATCGCTTTCTTCAGTATTGTAGAGAGATTGAAAAGGAAGAACCCGATACGGGAAAGATCCATGAATTAATGGACGAGTTCAATATGGTAGAATGGAACAATAAAGATTGGGCTCGTATCATAGAAGATTATATGACTGAGAACCTTCTCCAGTACGACGACATAAATGTATTCGGAGGAAAATACGTGAATGACAACAAGCACGAACTAGAGAAGACATTTTCCATCAAAGAAGTAAACAAAGTACCGTTGTGTAAGTGTAATTTTCCAGCAGAAGTGCATATGATGAGTACCACGAAATATTACAAACTTTACTTTACCTGCTGTATGAAAAATGTATGGCCAAGTATGCGTGAAGAATATAAAAAATTACCGATTGAGGAGGGCTGTTCATTTTACCAAGAATTTACTGAAGGGATCGAATATCGTATCAAATCAACGCTTTAAGCATCTTCGTTTTTTACAAAAAAATATAATGGATCTTAATATAATGAATGATATTAGCAATATTTCCCCTACACTCCAAAGTAAGCTATATCTTCAGGAAATGAGACGATTAGGGAGATCAGTGTACAATTTTGGACTGGGTGAAAATCCGGTGAACCAGCCTTCCTTTTATGTAGACATGTTGGCAAAACATGCAAATCAAAAATCGTACACTTCAAGTGAAGGCATTACGCCGTTGAATGACTGTTTGAAAAATATGTACAATACAGAAAATACGAAATATGAGGTATTGGTAGGAAATGGCCTCAAAGAATTATTGTTTGTGGTTCAATCTGCTTTCAAGGGGAAAATCATCCATGTGACTCCCTCGTGGGTCAGCTATAGTGAACATATTGACTTACTGGACCGAATGGACGATTTGATTGAAATCAAAACATCTATTGAAAATGACTTTCGTATCAATCTAGATGTTTTGGAGTCTGTACTGCAATTACATGACCAAGAACCAAAAATGATACTCCTTAATTATCCCAATAATCCAACTGGCACGTGCTACTCAAACGATCACTTAAAAGATATAGCAGAACTCCTGCGAAAATACAATTGCATGATATTCGCGGATGAAATTTATTTGAATTTATGTTATCGTGGCGATCAGCGATCCATATCTGAATTTGCCCCAGAATTAACTATACGAGCTACCTCTGTATCTAAAGACATGGCATGTGGAGGGTATCGTATTGGATGGTGTGTATTTCCTTCGAACCTTCATACATTCTTCGAAACATGTCGTAACTATGCCTCACGTGTGTATTCATGTTCTGCAGCGCCCATTCAATATGCAACATGTGAATTGCTTGAGAACAAAGAGGTATGTAAAACATATATTGAAAAGACGAAACAATTATATCAGCATGTAATCGCCGAATTGTTGCCGATTATAAATAAAACAAAGTTGATATATCCTTCCCCATCATCCGCGTGGTATGTGTTTATAGATTTCACCAATTATAAATCTGAATTGGCAAATCTTGGCGTGTATGATAGTATTGATTTATCCGTATATCTCATGAAAAATCATAATATCATCACCGTGGCCGGTCAACACTTCCGCGACGATAGTTTGGCACTTCGATTTTCGCTGGTCGATTTCTCTTTCGACGTGGAAACCGAACAATTTGAAGATCTCGATATTGAAAACATGAAAAGAGGCTTTCATGAGATGGTTTCGTTTTTATCATCTCTTTCGTAAATTTATTACTTCTTAAAGCCATAAAATTTCCATTTTATTTTATATTTCCACACTACATGGGCTCCATGAACGAGCAATATAAAATATGTATCTCATCTATTTCCAACATCATAGCAACAAC